AGAGAGCACTGGAAGCATGTCAGCGACCACTAGAGCCACGCATATTGTCGGAGAGCACATCGTAGGCCCCTCCGAATCCTGGGAATAGCGCGGCGTCCACCGACAACATGCCGGGGTCCAAGTTGGGCCGCTTCATCGTCATCAGGGCTTCAGTTCTCATCTGTTGCAATGTCGGGGAAACAGCCACTCCCATAGGGCCGCAGAGACGATAACTGAGATCGTAATGAAACCCGTCTGCGTACGCTGGTGGAACCGTAAGAACGGTCACTAACGATACCGGCTCTGTTACTCCAGCCTGGAGATAGAGCGCCACGTCTACATCCTGCGTGACGACAGGCCACCATGTGATCGTGCCGTTCTCGCTCGTCACGCTGGTCTGGTAGTAAAACGTCTGAGGCAGTGAGGAACTGAGCGTCTTGATAGACAGAGCTTGGAACTGCTCGTCACTCATGGACCCCATCGGCACTTCAACGGGAGGCGTAGCGCCAGGAATGAGGTAGTTGATACCGTTTACGAACACAGGCCGTATCGTCACGATGTCGCCGGTAGGCCCGATAGTGCTGGAGGCCGTTCCGCTGGCAATCGTGAACGTCACGCGGTTGGAGACGGCCAGCGACAACTCATCGGCCTGCCACGTATTGAGCTGGCGCTGAAAGTAGCGCAGCGCAATCGCCATCAGGTTGGCGTCTGGGGTTTCCCCCGCGGCGCCCACCCCAATCTCCAGCAGCGCGTCCGTCAGAACCGCACGAACCGTGGGCATGTCAGTAGCCGCTCTGGTTGTTCATCTGCGGGATCGGAGGACGGAGCAGGCCTGAGCCGTAGAGTGACTGCTGCATGGAGCCTGGGACACCCATCCGTTGCCATGACGGGGCCATGCCCATACTGGTGCTGGCCTGCGGTTGGCCACCCTGCCGCTTCAACCAGTCAGGCATCTCTTGTAGCCATGACGGCATCTGCGGCCCATTCGACGCGTGATCTCGTCGCGTCCACCAAGGGGTTGCCTGCTCAGGCATGTGCGGCTGCGGAAATACCGGCGACGGTGCTGCTGGCCCCTGATAGGCGGCCATCCCAGGATTGTTCATCCGCCCGAGGGTCTGCCATGGGTCGGGCAATGCCGGCTTCTGGGACAGATCAGGCGCACCGGGAGCCGCAAAGCCCCCGCCCCCACTCGATCCCCCGCGGTAGACAGCGAAGCCCATTTACGCCGTCTTTCTCGGCCGGCCCGGTCCCCGCTTCACAGGCGAGGCGCTGGCCTCCAGCACGCGAGCGAGGTCGTCAGCCGAGAGCGAAGCCAACTGCGCCTGAATGGTCCCGAGGCGCGTCTTCTCCTGCTCTGCGAGGACTGCCGACCGTTCTGCCTCGCTGAGCGAGGCCAGCGCATCCGTCATCGCGTCCAGCCGACTCACCGGCGCCGTCACCGGCTCGCCTGTGTGCCAGCCGTCGGCCTCGAGCGCGTCGAGTTCGGCCTGGTTCTTCGCGGCCCGCTCCTGCACGCCCTGCTCCGTCAGCCGGAACCGCACCGCCGGGAACGGCCCCGGCACCGTCCGCTCGACGGAGTTCCGACCCTCGAAGAAGAAGTTCGGCTTCGCCACCGTCGCGGAGGGCGGTGGGTCCAGCAGGTTCTGAATCGGCTTACGAATCTCCGGCGTCCGCTGGCCGACCTGACTCGACTGGAGTTGCTGGGTCAGGGCCGCGACTTGGGCCCGTAGTTCCTCGAACGTCATCATCCCACTCCTTCAGTAACTGCTCGAGCACTTCCACCGCGCCATGGCAGGCTTGCACATTCGCCATGTGCTGGACACGGAGCGCCTGCACGTCGGCTAACTTCTGCAGCAGGCGCTCCCGCATCCCTTACGACGCCCGCGTCAGCGTGGCATACGAGCCGATGGCGACGATGGTCGCATCCCCCGCGCCCGCTGAGGTGTTCTGGCAGCCCTGCCACGCGAAGGTGCCGCCGGTCCCGACGACCATTGACCCCTTCACGTTCACATGGGTATACGCCGCGGTCTTGTTGTCGAACACTTTCGTGCCGCTGGTCGTCGTCGTGCCGTTCGTGGACACCGCCGTGCCGCCATCATCTGCCGTCGCCGTGTACGACTGATACTGAATGCTCGTCAGCACCGCCGTGGTCAACAGGAAGTTGATGGTCAACCCGCCGTTGGTGGTCATCGTGGTCGGCATGTTCAACTCGAACACGTAGGTGCCCGCGACCACCGTCCATGAGAACCCCGTCAACGTCGCCGGCGTGACCGTGGCGCTGTAGGTCGCATTCGCCGCGAGGATCTTCACGTCCGTCAGAATGGGCGCGGTAATCGTCTTGGTGGTCAGCGTGGCCGCGCCCGCTTCGGTGACAAGCGTGCCCGTCGCCGCTGGTCCCGTCGTCGTCGTGCCTTCGATCAGGGTCAGGGTCGCCGTGGTCGCCGGTGCCGTCAGCGTCAGCTTGTTCAGGCTGGTCGCCGTCGCCACGCCAAGTGTCGGCGTCGTGAAGGTGGGCGCGGTATACGTCGCCCCGCCCGTCACGGTCCCCGTAATCGCGGGACTGACCAGCGTCGAGCCGGTATCGATCAATGTCCCGGTGACGTTCAACGTCCCCGGCACCGTGAGGGTCGAATTGGCCCCCCACGTCCAGTTCCCCGTGGGCTGCTGGCTATCGCTTTGAATCCAGACGCCATCAGGCATCGTCGTATCCTCTCAGGAAAGACGAGGGGGCCGAAGCCCCCACATCATGGTTACGCGATGGTGACGCCATCGTCGGCCGTCGCCACCGGGCACCACTGCCCGTTCTGCGCGACGATGGTAAAGACCGCCCCCAACGTCGCCGGGAACGTCGCCACGTCCGACCCCGTGGTCGAGCCGTAGAACCCCGTCGCGTAGGTGATCGTGTGCGCGGCGTCCGTCCGCGAGATGAACCGCACGGTGTTCCGCTGGTCCTTCGCCGGGTCCGTCAGCGTCAACGCGGCCGCGGTGGCCTTGTCGATGTAGATGGTCGCATCCAGCACCGGATTGGTCACGGTCGCACTCGCGCCATAGCTGTAGACCTGTGCGCCGCCGGGGTTGCCCACCGACTGCGTGTAGTCACTCGTCAGCCCGTAGACCACCGGGGCCAGGATGTTGTGCTGAAAGGCGGGCGTGCCCGGCTGCCCGGCGATGGGCGACTGATATCCCCGCACCACCTGGAGCGTCGGGCTGAGGCTCGCATCCGTCACCAGCATCGCCTCCCCGTCGACGACGAGGACGCACTTCGGCCCGATGCCACTGGTGACCGGATTGGTGAAGGCCGTCAGGTTGACGGTCGTCTGGTTCTGCGTGATTGCGCCGCTGAGTGTCGTTGTTGCCAGAGCCACGGTTAGCCTCCCACCCGGCAGCCGAGTTCCTGCCGAAGCACTGCGACCCCGTAGAGCACATCGAGGCGCTGAATCCACTGGTCCGTCGTCGCCACGTAATCGCGGATGACGCGGATGGTATTGCCCGTCTTCTTGCTCGCCGCCCGATAGGCCTTGTCCGTCCCACCCGGGAGCGGCATATCGACCATCGCCAGCGTGCCGAAGTCCTTGTGGACCGCGAGGTTCTGCGGCGACTGCACGGACGCAATCGTGGAGAACGACGCGGCCGCCGTGTTGAACACATACACCGGGCATGAGGCCGGCGGCAGGTTCGTCACGTTCTGCAACTGCGGCGTGCTCGAGGCCGGTCCCACCATCGCCGGGGCGATTGGGATCGTCATCGTGCCGCCCGAATCCGACGTGGTGGCCGTGACGACAAACTGCATCGCCTGCCCGGTGCTCTGGTAGCTCTGCGGATTGACGCCGTTCACCGGGGTCGCCGCGCTCACGAAGCTGACGACATCGCCCGCGTTCAGCGTGCTCGTGCTCCAGCCGTTCGTGATGATGCTCGAGCCAGACTGACCCGCGCTCGTGACCAAGGGCGTGGCCGCCCCCAGCACGCCGACCGTGTGGACGTAGATGTTCTGGTCCATCGACCAGTCGAACCCGATGCTGCGCCCCATGGTGCCGCTCAGGTACTGCTGCTTGATCTGGTCGCTCGCCTGGAACAGCCCCTTCAGGTTGTCCACAATCGACGCTTCCGCGGCCGGGTTGTTGATGATGTTCCGGTCGCCGTCCATCGGACACGCCTGGTTGTCCAGCTTCGTCTTCGCGGCCAGATACGTGCTGAGCGCCGTCGGGGTCACGCCGGGGGTCCCCACGAAGTTGTTCAGGCCCACCGCGAGGCCGCAGACATCCTGGTCGATCAGGTTCGCCAGCCGTGCAATCTCCGGCTTCAGGATGCGGTTGCGGTAATCGTCGATGTTGAGGGTCAGATCCTGCGAGGTCACCTGGGTGTCCACGCCGCGCTGGAACGACAGCGTCAGGGGGACATAGGTTTCCGTGATGCTTTCGATGTTGACCGCCTGCCCGAGACGCCCGATGAACCTGGCGGGCTTGCGGATGTTCAGCGTCTGGCCGAGGACTGCGCCGCCAAACTTGAACTGGTCGGAATACTCGCGGTTGATGATCCGCGAGGCCATGTCGGTGTTCTCCAACACGTCGAGCGCCTCATACGTGATAATGGAGTTTGTTAAGAAAGTGTTCGCCAAGGTAACCCCTTATGGCTCTACGAGTTGAGCCGCTAGCGTGCGTTCGTAGCTAGCCCGTCGTGCGTCTGACCATGGTTTACCGCGCTTGCCAGCACTAATGGCAGCGCCCCAAGTACAGACCCCACGATTACGGCGACTGATAGACATCTTGGCGCGTGTCTCCGCACTCCGCTTCCGACCCACTTGCGCGGCTCCGATAGCCGCCTTGTGAGCCTCAGAGAGCGTCATCCCACGACGTGACGCAGCAATCCGCGCACACGTTTCGGGACTTCGCTTCTTTCCCTTCGTCCGCTCTGAGATGAGCCGCTTCGTGGATTCATCATGCATGAATCCTTCGGCTGGCCCAGATCCGGCGCGTCCGTTTGTGTTGTAGGGGGAATCGAGTTGATCGAGATGGAGCTGCTCTGCGGCCATCAATAGGTGACGACCTTCGACTTGGGCCACGATGACAAAGGCGAACGCGCCCTCGCCATCATCCACCCATGCCTCTTGCAGCGCCATGCAGGGGTGCGTCCCACGATTGAGGTGCGAGCGATGCTCGACCCATCGACGGCGAATGGAGACGCTACTCCCGATGTAGGTCCGTCCGCTATCGAGATGCTGAATCGCGTAGACGCCGGAAATACGCACTAAATATCTACCTATGGGCCGTGACACCTCCCGCGGACTTGAGTTCAGACGCACGTCGAGCCTTGTACGCTTCGAAGTCGCCTCGATCAGCCAGGTCCGCGAGTGGTGGGGCACTCGTCGATGACCCACCCGCCACCGGCTCGTACGGCGGGGGGGCCTGACTGGTACGGGCCACAGGGGGACGCGAGGCCGGAACGGCGCGGTCTCT